ACGCTTTTGATAGCGCCCCACACAGCACCAAAAGCGGCGCCAACAACTCTGATAACACCGTCAAAGATTCCAAATTCTTTTTGCAATAGAACAAGGATTGCAATAACAGCAACGATTGCGGCACCAATCAAAAAGATTGGGTTGGCCGCCATGATTGCATTAAAGGCGGCTTGGATTGCGGCGGCGGCTTTTGTTGTTGCGGCCCATGCTGTTGTTGCGGCATTGACAGCAATAATGGCAACAGCCAAACCGCCAATAACAGCGCCCAAAGTGACCACCAGGGTGGTGTTATTAGTTACAAAATCGGCAACAGATTTGAACGCTGGTAACAGTTTGTCGACTATCGGAAATACGGCGGCACCCACAGATTCTTTGAATTCGCCCATTTGAATAGAAAACGATTTCATTTTACCTGAAGCGGTGTTGGCTGAAGTCGAAGCGGCACCTTTGAAAGTGTCGCCCAATGCGGCGAAAACTTCATCGGCTGTAGCGCCGTTAGCAATCAAGCCAGCCAGGGCTGGGTCTAACTTCTTTAGTGGCCCCAGTTGCCCGTTAAACGCTTTTGACAGGGCGTCAGATACAGCGCCTAAGTCTTTGCCTGTACCGGCTGAAATGTCTAGGGCCAAGTTCATTAAGTCTTGGGCTTTGGTTACATCGCCAGTACCTCTGACTAGTTTGTCAAAGGCTGGCCGTAGTTCATCATCAGCAACAGCGGCGGCTATTGAAGTTTGTGTAATGAACTTTTCAACACTAGCAATTTGTGAGTCGGTGGCGCCTGTGGTGTTTCGTAGGCTGGTGGCAAGTAGTTGGGCGGCCTTGTCATCTTCCATGAACGCTTTAACGGCATCTACAGCAACAATGCCTAACCCAGCCAGGGCGGCGGCGGCAGGTACGGCCGCTTTTTTAATAGCAAACTGGGCTTTTTCGCCTGCTGTTTCTAACTTCTTAAATTCTCTAATGGCGCTGTCAATGCCCTTACTGTTGAAGTCTGAAATTACGGGAATTGAAATAGCCATTAGAACACCTTAAAATTCTTGTTTGCTTCAGCCATGACGCCTTCAACTACTTTTTGAACTTCGGTAGTGAGGTCAGCGATTTTTGCTTCGAATACTGGCCAGATAACACGGCTGGCAGAACGCCCAAACTTTGTACTAAACGCTGTCGCTAATGGGTTGACATTGGCACGGCCAGCAATGTCAAAAATTGCGGCGGCTGGGTTCTTTTGCATGACCGAAAAAGCGGCGCCTTTTTTCTTATTGTTGACACGGACACCAACACCCTTAACAGCCTTTGAAGCAGACAACGGGAAAATTGGGCGGCCACCTGGCGACCAGTTACGGCGTGTACCACTAGGGAATCTCATATCGTCGTAATTAGATTTCATGGCGTCGGTCATCGGTCTAGCGATTTCTTTCATATTCGCTATGTACGCTTTTCGATAACCAGGCTCTACTTGGTTCAAATATTTAACAGCCTCTTTGACCCCAGTAACTTGGATAGTCAAATCGGTTGCCATGGCTATTTTCTGCTTTCGTTGATGACCTTTATAACTGTTGCTAAGTCGTTATTGTCAAAGTCTACTTGCTGTGGCCAGTACCCTGTCGCTACTAGAACTTGTGCTAAAGCGTGTCGGTAGGTACTGGCAAAGTAGGGCGGTCAGGTTCATTACTAACTACTTCAAGCACCACTAATTTTTTGATGAAGTCATCTAGAACCACCGGCACAACAACATTGTGTTGTTGGCATGCCTGGTGGGCTAGGTATGCCAAATCTTCAATACCGATACCGTTGGCCATGTCGCTGGCTTTACGCTTGAACTTTCGTTCCCACGAAACGATAGTGAAAAGGTTTGTATTTACTTCTACAGGGCCATCGCCTTGGTCTACTCGAAGTGTTAGTTGCATGTCGGGCCTTTGCTGTTGTGGTTATGTCAGGAAACAACGGTGGAAAGAACGCCACCCTGAAAAGTAATTGAAATGGTGCTTAATTCGCCCATGGTGGCGTCAATGACTGGCAATTCAGCCAAGAAAGCACCGACTAATTCAAATCGAGGGCTAGTAGCGCTGGCTGTTGTCAAAGCGGCGTCGGTAGTAGCAACCTTAACCGTAGTGGTCGTACCGACAAGCGCCGCCAAAGTAGCGTAAGTCTCCGTGGCCGCATAAGACATGTAAAGTTCCAGCGTGATTTCTTGGTCATAAAGACCAGCGACATAGACACGGGAAGTTCCACCAAAGGCTGTTGATTCCAAAGCGTTAACACGGTTGGTAACGGTGGCGCTAGTGCATTGGTTGGTCAAGTTGACCGAGTTAATCATTACGCCTGGGTTTGAAAGGTATGTGGAAGTCGACATGTCTTAATCCTTCTTTTGTGGTGCTTTAGTTTTAGCAGATTTTGGGGCTGTGCTGTCGCTAACGATTTCGTCGGATTCAATAAAACCGTGGGCTAACAATGCTTCAATGTTTGTACCGGCACCAGGTACAAATTCTGTTCCTGGTGTACCAATTTTGTCGCTGACAATTGTGTATTTCATAGTTTGGTTTCCTTAGTTTGCTTGGGCTTGCATGTCAATGGATAGGTCATAAGCGGCAAAGGTTTGGCCGCCTATTGGGATATAGCCAGGGCGCCCTGATTTCACGGCGACATTCTTTGCCAATATGCCAGCAGACATACTTAAAACATTCCGTAAGCCGTCAAGATTGCCTGGCCCTAGTGTCACTACTTTTACCGAAAAATTCATGGTGACAATGTTGTAGTTGAAACAGTCAAAACTTGGGGCGTCGATAAAAACACAGGGTGGGTTAATTTTCTCAGGGTCAAAGACAACCCGTAAACCTGTAATGGTTGCCAAGGTTGCCGCTAGGTCATCTATGGCCTCATTGAACAGGTCGGTGTAAACAGTCATTAGGCAACCGCTGGCCTTGGGATACCGGCTAACTGTTTGATTAGTGGTGACAGACCCGAAACTGTGGCTACGCCCATGTCGCTAAAACTTGCGAATTGGTCTATGGCGCCTCGCTGTCTATAAATTGAACCGCCCATCATGATGGTGGCTAATTGAACATCAGCGCTTGGGACAGTAGTAAGGCTGTCGGTATACCCTGACTCTTGTCTACGGCGAAATATAAAGTTGTTGGCGCTGTTGGCACATTGAGTTAGGAAAGCCGTTTCGTCTACGCCTGCTAATGCAATTCCTAGCCAGGTGCCAATTTGTGTACCTGTAATCCAGGTACATGTTTCGGTGTAGGTCAGGGTGCCTTGAGGGATTGCGGCGCTTCGGTTGAGATTGTCGCCTTCATCATAAAAAAGAACTTGGTTTTCTATTGGGTAGTTGTAGTCGAATGTTAAATCGCCACTACTTGTTACACCTGTGAATAGGTATGGGGGTAAGGCGTAAACATTGTGTGTACCGTTTAAACCGTGGCCTAAGCCTGCCAGCGTAAACGGTAGACCCAAGTCCAATTCAGGTTCAGTTAGCGTTTGTACCACAGCGTAATTGTCTAAACGCTGGTGAAAAATTACCTGGTATACAGCCATTGGCGGCTAACCGCCTTTCGACTAAGCCTGGGTGATTTTGCGAATCATGCTTGAGTTAGCGGCGAAAGTAGCGGCGTAACCAAACATTGACATGGTACGGGAAACGGTGCTGGGGTTCTCAACCGAAAGCAGGCCACGGTCAGCACGGTAAATTTCGTAAGCGTTAGCGTTAAAAATGACCATGGTCTTAGCGGCGAAGTTACGGTCAACAATGATATTGAGACCTAGCGGGTTCATGCCGGAATAACTTACGGCTGAACCAGCGCCAAGGGTGTTCTGTCCGACAAGGCCAGGGGCGCCGATTGCTGGGAAAATTGGGCGCTTGTTGTCGTCAACTAGTTGACCAATCAAGCCCCAAGTTGCTGGGTCAACAGCAATATGTGTTGGCAAGAAGTTGGTAGCGGCCGCTGAAGTTACGGCACAGTCATAAATCGACTTGATTAAATCTTCGGGGGTCAAGTTCCAAACACCATCTGAAGAAGCGGCGGCCACAAGGTTGTCACAAGCGAAGTTGTCGATAGCCAACAAATACTGGCCTGCCAAGTCCTGCATAATTACGGCCATTGCGGCGGGGTCTGTAAAGTCAACCGTTTGGTATGACAAGGTGGTGGCACCGGCAAAAGTTTTCTTGGTTACGGTGTTGGCGGCGATAACGCTGGTGGTTGCTGACACGGCGTCAAGTTGGGCGGCCTGTTCTGCAACGGTTGGGTGGGTTGTCCATGTTGGGCGAATAAAGGTTGAACCAGTACCGCCACCAGGCATTGCCCTTGTCCCGACGGCTGTCAACAGGGGAGCAATGTAGTTAATATCCGCAAACACAGGCCCAAGCAACGGCAAGGGAACCACACCGGCCACATTCGAAGTTACGACATCGCCAGCGGCCGCTTCAATCGGCGACTTGTGGTACTGGCGGTAATCTTCCCAAACTTTGTTGGCGTTAGCGGCTTCAATTCCACCCTTGTGGATAGCGGCCATGAATTCAAAAGCGTTTGGCAAACGGGGTTCACGCTTTGCTGTTGCAAAAATCGGCGCTGTTGGGATAGTTACTTCTTCGATAACTTCGGGGGTTTCCATTGCGATTTTCTCCGTTACTGGTTCTACGGCTTCGGGTTCTGAGGCCGCTACTTGGCTTATGGTACTACCTTTGAAAGCGGCCG